GAATACATCAGAAGGATATCCTTTTATTTGGAAACGTCCTCAGCATTGTTCTGGAAAGCGATGGTTGGTTGATAGTGTTATTGAAGACAATATCACTTTCTATCGCTTAAGGGAACCAGTAAGGGATCGGATTCGAATGCTAGAAAAGGAATTGGACAATGGAGAAATCCCTGTTGTTTTTGTTAATGATCTTCTAAAAGATGAATTGAGACCTGTGGAAAAAGTACTTCAGAAGAAAACACGAATGTTTATGTGTTCTGACTTTGCTTGGAATATTATTATACGTAAGTATTTTGGAGGTTTTCTAGGTTTCATATATAACAATTGTATAGATTTGGAGATTGCAATAGGAATTAATCCGCATGGACAACAATGGACATCATTATATCACCGAATATTTTCACAAGGAGATGAAGGAAATTATTTTGCTGGAGATTTTGGAAATTACGATAAATCATTACCTTATCAGTTAATTATTGAGGCTGCTACTATAATTAATAAGTGGTATAATGATGATTATTCCGATATTAGAATGAGAATCATTCAAGCTACTTATAATACTTATCATATTAATGGAAACGTAATATATCGTACATTTCAAGGAAATCCTTCAGGAACACCTTTGACCACATTAATGAACTCAATGGTTAATTGTTTATTGATGAGATTAGCATTTCATACTATAATGGATTATTTTGGTAATGATGCAACATTAATGATGAAGTACAATTTTCCTGTTTCGGTGATGATAATATGGGATCTGTCACAGACAGAGCTTCTGAATTCTGTATGACAAATATTTCAATGGCTCTAGAAACATTTGGTATGGAATATACACATCCCAATAAAACAACTGATATTACTGACGTTTACTTTTTAAAACGACAGGAGATTACCTATCTTAAGCGTTCATTTGAATTCAATTGGGAAGGTAGTGAATATGTTTCTGCCCCATTGGAATTTGATTCCATTCTGAGACCACTATGTTGGAGAGACAGCAAATCAGAGGTTAATGAAGTACGGTATTTATCTGATATTTGTTCTGATGCTTTGCGAGAAATGGTACACTATCCAAAAGAGAAATACGTAGAGGTAGAAAAATTCTTACAACAAATGGTTATAGATAATCCACATATTGAGATCATTCTGAAAAGGTTTGATCGTAACCAATTATTTTTAGAAATGATTGGATCAGATGTGCTCATCAGAGGAGGGAGTGCATTTTCAACACCCATGATAGTTGAATCGGAGTCTGGCACCTCAGATCATCAAAATCATGCAAGTACACCTCATAACTTCTTTAAGTTAGCCAAACCTCATTGCCTAGATAGCGCGCTTCGCAATGAAAATTTAATTAGTGCTGCTGAACAAAATGTTAAATTATAGGAAGTTAGTGGTGAGGACCAAGTAGCGATGGACCAAGTCACTTTAAAACAAAATATTGTCCATTTTGAGGACAAAGCTACAGTAGATTCGGAGGTGTTAGTACCATGTGAGAAAGTACCGGACATATCTTTCGGAGCTACAGAAACATTGGAACAAGTGTTACAACGACCTATAAGAGTTGGGACATTTTCATGGACTCCAGATATGGTCGAAGGACAATACATTTATGTCTTGGATTTTCCAAGCGCAATAATTGAACAATCAGCATTTATCAAAGACAAATTGAGAGAGTTTTCATACCTACGTTGTGATATAGAAATATCGATACGTGTGAATGGAACTGCCTTTCATTATGGAAAATTATTGTTTGCTTGGGACCCATGTATGAGGTTTATGGATTTGGATTATAGACATTCGGTCAATAATGTGTATTCAGCTTCTGGGAATCCTTGTGTACTGGTTAGTCCAACTCAATCTGAAACGATGGTATTTACTGTTCCATTTGTATTTCCTTATTACTATCTCTTATTGAATAGTTATGGAATGAATCGAATAGCTAATACATCAGCTTATAGATCAATGGGTGGACTCAAGGTATATGTGTTAAATCCACTCCAACAATATAGCACAGCTCCATCAAACCCTGTTGGTGTTTCGATTTATGCTAGGATGGTAAACGTTTCTTTACAAGGACCAGCAAATCTTCATGAATTTGAAGTTACACCATTGAAACCTGTTCCATCTACGATGTTGACACCAGAATCCACTACGGGATCTAGCAATTACATCAACAAGGCAACAGCGAGTGGAAAAGGTTTTGTACGTCAGGCAAAAAGAAATGTTGAGGCAAAGAAGAAATCGGCAAACCCCATTATAGAAGAACAAGAACAGGATGATCCGTCAACGAGCATAGCGACAATACCAGTGACTGGTACATTCACTAGAGTGAAGAATGTTATGAAAAGATTGTATTCGACTTTGGTCGATACTAGTTACCCAGAAACTATCGCTCATGAATGTAATCCAGTTTCACTTGATCCGTATACAGCAATGGTACCGAGACAATTCAATATGGCTAATACTCATGGACTTAATCCATCAATTACCCTTACTATGCATCCAGGTGCAACCATTGATAAACATCCGTGTTTGTTGGGATCACATGCTGCTGAAATGGATTTAGATTATGTTTTCTCTACACCATCGTTAGCTCGAATTATACCTTGGACTGCAGAAAGTCAGAGTGGAGTTCAAATAACAGATTGGATTGCTGTGAGACCAGGATTTCGCGGACCTGGATATGATACGATATTATCTTGGTCAACACTTCCATATCAAATGTGGAGAGGATCTATTCGAGTCATGTTTCATATCACTGCAAGTAGTTTTCATGCAGGACGATTGGCTTTAGTTTGGGTACCTCCAGAGTCTGGATATCCACAGGATGGAGCAACATTGTTAAGTACACTTGAAGGGAAAGCTATTATGCGAATTATTGATATTAAGACCGAGTCACAAGTAGCAGTTACTTTTCCATATTTTTCGATGAGACCGTGGAAATTACGAACAGCATTAAATGACAATGCTCGACTAAATGCACCTCCAAATATTGGTGATGGAACAGTTTTTGATCTATATGCTTCAGGATATTTCGCTTTCTTCGTTGTGAATGAACTTACGCATAGTGAAAATCCTCCGCCACCAGTGTACATTAATGCTTTTGTATCTGGAGGTGAAGATTTCCAAGTTGCTTATCCTTCAATTGAAAAATTAGACGCAGGGGCTTTTCAATTTGCTAGATCAACTGATGTTGATGAAACCATGGAACCAGAATCTTTTACGAGAGATGAAATGAGACTTGGAGATTATACGCCCATGTTTGATTATTCAACAATACCGGATAATAAGATTACAGCACCTGAAGTCCCAGCTACCATAAATGAGGTTGTATCAAGATATTACATTAAATCGTTTAATGCTACTAGTGATGTAATACTTTTCAATAGATTTTCGAGCATCTTTGCACCATGGACAGATGGATCCATACCGTTTTATTTATGGTACGAAGCAATTTATCGATTTAGAAGAGCAGATTTCAATTTTAAAATTGGAGATACACAAACTGATTTTGCTATGTGCGCTGCTACTCAAATAACTGCACCAATGATAGATGCTGGATTGGAACCTATTTTCATTCAAGATGCTTTGGGTCCTGCTTCTTATGAGTCACTCTTGTCTCAAGGAGGGATTACAGTAGAAAGGCCTGTATCAAATGGATTGGAAATCACACTACCATATTTTGGAACATCATTGTGTGAAATTACTGGTTTCGCAGATATGACCGATATACGTCGAGAGCAAGGTTTGAATGTTAATTCGACATTGGCCGCATATAAGACAAATGCTGGTGATGCATCATCAACTATGTATGTGTCGGCAGGAGACAATTATCGATTGGGTTTTCTTGTTGGACCTCCACAGAGAGCACCCTAAACAATTTTGTTATTTATTGTGAATCTTTTGGTTACCGTTTGCCAAATTATTCGAGATATTTAACGGCAGGGATCATACCCCCTTGGCTGAAAGGCCTAAAGTGCGCATTTTTAAATAACAATACGGACGAGATTATTTGCTTTGCAAAGAACCAC